GCCTAAGAGGTTGCTCCAGTTTCCGCCTAAGAGGTTGCTTTTGTAGCCGCCCATGAGGTTGCTACCGTTTCCGCCTACGAGGTTGCTCCAGTCGCCGCCTACGAGGTTGCTTTCGTAGCCGCCTAAGAGTTTGCTCCCGTCGCCGCCTACGAGGTTGCTCCAGTCTCCGTCTGCGGTTCCTGCATTGGATTTTTTGCGGGTGTACTCTATTTGCGCCTTGACTAGCCCAGCAAAGTTAATCTCGCTTTTGAGTGTCAATTCTGATGATGCTAATTTGGTATCATCATTTTCTGCCTTATCGATTTTGCCGCCCGCTTCTGCCTCAAAAAAACGATTGCCGTTGATATTAGGATAATATCGCAGCACATCAAACGGAGCCTCGCAGGAATGGAAGCCTTTATTCCCGCAACGGATTGCGCCGTCAGCGACCTCTTTTTTGCCGAGCACGTATTGCTTGCCTCGGCATTGCATATTTTTGTCTGTACCCTTGTAAACTTTCACGCTTGTCTTTCCTCTCTATCCGTTGTCACTGTCTCATACACGCGCACGGCGTCGCGCCAGCTGCGGTATTTGCCGAGGTCGATGACCTCCGCACCGGGGCGGGCGGCTCTTTTTCTTCTTCTCGGTGGCTTTACGGCTCTTTCGAGGATTTTTTCCGCGCCGTAAGCCAGCGTGATGATCGCGCATCCGGCGGCGATACTGCCGCACAAAACTAAGATCATGTTGTTGCCTCCTTTCCTCTAATTTTTAAATAGCGTTTCGATGTCGCTTTGCGAGAAACGTAGTTTTTTAAAGATGTTGCACAAGTCTTCATACGACCACGCCGAAAGGTGGCGCATACGGTAGCTATAAAGCTGCGGGGATATACCCAAGTATTTCGCGGTCTTCTCATCGGTCGTCAGGCCCATACGGTCGGCGTTATAACGCATAATCGACCTAAATGTCTGCCGCCGCTGTTCCGCGGGCGATGGTTTTAATCTTGGCATTGTTTACCACCTCTTTCTTTATTTATATTTTTGTCCCCAGCCCTACCACCTGCCGCCCAAAGCAAAAATTATGCAGTATCTATGTTTGTTAGGACGAAAGGAGTGTACATCCATGGTTTTCAGGGGAGGATCAGTTGGTGGGCGGCATGCGGTAAAGCTGGGGCGCGTGTTTCAGCGGCGAGTTGGAATTATGCTTGTATATGCGCTTAGGTAAATGAGCCGTGATTTGCGAGACACGCAAGCACAAATAGACAAATCACACCGACGTAAATAGCCATAGCCACTCTTTTTCCGCTCCCGATCATAATAATCGAGAGCACCGCAACAAAAGTCAGCACACACAAACCTAAAATCATTGATGTTCTACCCCCTTAACTCTCCCCGCTTTCTTTTTTCTCCGCCAGCTCCGCGCCGATTGCGATGCCCGCGGCGAAGGCCACCATCATCTGTTTTGCCTTATCTTTTTTGCTATCCGGCAGCTTGTTAAGCTGGTCTACGGTTTCGGCCACTAAAGCTTTTGCTTTTTCGCTCATTTTATCACCTCGTTTTGTTTTATTATCTTTAACTGCTCATATTATACCATTAGCAATTAAACTTGTCAAGCATTTTTTATGAGTGACTAAAATATTTTTATTGATTTTTTAATTAGTCTATGGTATAATTAAAAATGTAAGGAGGTGATCTAAATGAGCACCATTAACGAGCGTATTGCCGAGGTAGTAAATATGTCGGGCTTACGCAAAACCGCCTTTGCCGAAAAAATCAATGTATCTCAGTCTTTAATAAGTTTGATTTGCTCCGGCAAAACCGGGGTAAGTGATCGCACGATCTCCGATATATGCCGGGTATTTGGTGTAAACGAGATTTGGCTGCGCACCGGCGACGGTGAGATGCTTGCCAAAAAAACGCGTGAAGAGGAGCTTGCGGAAATATTTGCGAGGCTGCAATACAACGACGATGCAAAAAGCCAGTTGATCTGTGCCATTGCCCGTATGCCGGACGAAGCTTTTCCGGCGTTTTTGGCCTTTGTCAAGCAGCTGTGCAAAAACCTTACAGAGGAGGCCGAAGAGGCCGAAAAGTAAAAAAGCCGGGAGCGCATTTTCAGCAGCTCCCGGCTTTAACATTATTCTTTCTTGCTTCAACATTATTCCGCTTTCCGCCCGGCATTGTTCTTTTTGTGCTCGAGTGCGACGGCGTAAAGCTCCCGCACCACCGCCACGGGCAGATCACGCAATAGCTTTACGATCTCAGTGATTAGGTTTTCGCGGCGCTCGTTTTCGTTCATGCTTTCTCCTCTCCTTATACACAAACATTTGTTTGACTTGAGATTATCATATTTTGCGCGTATAGTCAATGGATTTTCGCAAAGATGTCCTACGATGTCCTGCAATGTCCTATGATGTCCGCTTTCGGCAGCGCAAAAATGATCTTGTCCATGATTTCTTCCATTGTTTATACCGTCTTCATTTGTTCAACTCCGTTCTTTTTCTAAAAAAAATTTTGATTTATTTGTTGACTACGTGCGTTTTTAGTGATATGATACAGATAAATTATGAGGTAAATATACGAAATGAGGTAAAATATTATGGCTTTGTTCTCAGGATACCAAAAAAACACCGCACAAAATGTCTATGCAAATATGCGCCCATATCTAGCTCAAAAAGATGGTGCGGTTCACGTCGTGCTGATAAACAGTTTTTCGCAGCTTGCTAATCAGGTCTTTAAGTGCGATGAAAAATACACAACGGAAATTGACTATGTTTTAAACTGCATGCAAAGGGAAGGCTACGAAATCTTGGACATAAAATTTAATTCGATTCCCAATCAGGGGATGACGGGAAACCGGACGGGATTTAACACGCTTATCACCTACAGATAAGCCTTTCGTTTGATTAAATAATAGGCCTCTCAAACGGTGGTGTAAATATTCAATTTTGCATAACAGTACTTTATATATGACTTAAATTACAAATTAGGTACTTCTTATGGATTTTTCGACAATCGATTTGGACGCGCTTATACCAAAGCTGGAAGATCGACGCGTCTCGCTCAACTTATCTTATCAAAACGTTGCGGACGCTTGTAATGTCTCACAAAGTACAATTATCCGCATTTTTAAACGGCAGGCCGACCCGAGCATCGTTGTGCTTAGATCTATCCTTGCCGCCGTCAAATATGACATCGTTACACCGCCGATGCCGGACGAAGGCTCCGAGAACGAGCAGATCGAGTACCTGAAGAAAAGCATTGAGTTTGAACGCGAAGATAAGATTGTGCGACTCGCGCAGCAAGAAGCACAATTTATGCGCCAGCACAACGAAGATCGGCGGCTCGTTCGGATTTGCTTGATTATCTGCATCATCCTTGTGCTTTTCGTTTGCTTCTTTTTTGGCTACGATATCGCAAACTTAGATCGCGGTTGGATACAGGCTCGCTCCGCTTCCGGCGGTTTGCTCAAATAACAAAATCCCGTGGATACAAAAACGTATCTACGGGATTTTCAATAATAGGAGGTTTTTACAATGGCAAAAGCTAAAAAACTGCCCTCCGGTAACTGGCGCGTAAATCTATACGATTACACGGACCCCGCCACCGGAAAGCGGATTTACAAATCATTTACCGCCACAACAAAAAAAGAAGCCGAATACATGGCGGCAGAATACAAATTGGACGGAAAGCAGCGCACCGCATCCGCCGGAGACATGACTTTGAAAGAGGCATACACGCGCTATATCGACAGCAAAACCAACGTGCTCTCGCCCTCTACGATACGCGAGTACCGCCGAAGCGCCCGGAATGACCTACAAGACATTATGCCGTTAAAGCTGCGCGACATTACGCAGGAGGCCGTGCAGCGCTCCATAAACCAGTTCGCGGCAAATCATGCGCCAAAGACCGTGCGCAATGCCCATGGGCTTTTATCTGCCGTGCTGGGCGTATATTATCCCTCTTTCCAACTCTCCACGGGATTGCCGCAGAAGCAAAAGGCAAGAATCACCATCCCCACCGAGGCGGAAGTAAAGGCATTGCTGGAAGCGTCCGAGGGCACTAATATGCACCAAGCTATTTTGTTGGCTGCTGTAGGCACCCTGCGCCGCTCCGAAATATGTGCCCTGACGCAAAGCGACGTGCACGATAACGGCGTCATGGTTAACAAGGCTATGGTCTGTGACGATAATCACGAGTATGTTATCAAGTCTACCAAAACAACCGCCGGGACTCGATTTGTGGAGCTGCCGAAATTTATCATTGATGAGCTGCGTAGCATAGATAATGAGCGCGTATGCCCGTACTCGCCTATTACAATATCAAACCTCTTCCGCACGCTCTCCCTGCGCGTGTTGGGTAAACCGTACCGCTTTCACGATCTGCGCCACCATTCCGCTTCTGTTCTGCACGCTATGGGCGTGCCAGACCTCTATATCATGCAGCGCGGCGGGTGGGAAAACCGCGATGTCCTCGACAAAATCTACGAGCACGTTTTATCCGATGAGCAAAAGGACTTTAACGCAAAAATCGTTGACCGATTTACAAAATCTTACGGATAAAAGCAAAATGCAACACAAAAAGCAACACATGTTTCAAAATATATAGAGTTTATGCGGGTTTTGCGTGTATATGTTACGGGTTCAAGTCCTGTTACCTGCACCAACCCCAAAAACCGCATGAAATCTAAAAAGCTCAGATTTCATGCGGTTTTTTCTTTGTTTTTTCTCAAAAATATTTTTATGTTTTAAAGCTTATTTTTATGTAATTAAGCCGTTTTTTATCAAAATGCAACACGATATGCAACACGCTCATCACCTATCTGCTAAATCGAGGTTTTAAAAAATTTTGAAAAGTATTGATTTTTAAAACCTGCCATGCTATACTAAAGCTATCCGATAAGCTTTTATCGGTGTGTCGCGTCATCCTTTATGGGTGGCGGTGTTGGATAGAAACAACTATGTTTTCTTTGTGAAAACGGTAAAAGGCCGGAAGCGGAAACGCTTACCGGCCTTTTGCTTTATTAAAACTCTTTTTTGATCTCATCGTAAGCAAATGTTCTTGTGAAATCGCCTGCATAGTCGCTGGAGTAAATGTAATCTTCATCGCCGACGATCTCCGCCGCCATGTTGTGGTATCTGCACTCGCTTGCTCTTTGCTTCTGCTCTGCGATGTGGTCGCTGTACTTGTCGCTTACTTCGCGTGCTGCTTCTTCTCTGCCCATGTAGTAGGCAATTTTTACGAGTTTCTCGATGCTGTCTTTGTCCATTTCGGTTTCTGTGTTGATGATGTTTTTGATGTAGTTCATGTAGTTTGTCATTTTGATTTCCTCCCTTTTGCTTTTCTTTCCTTTTGACATCTATATTATACCACTGTGGTAGTATAAAGTCAAGCGTTTTTTCAAAAAAATTCTTGATTTTTTCCGGAATACCATATATACTATGTTTGTTCGGATTTCCTCCGAATGTCGCCCTTTCGGGGGCGCGGAATTGATGTTTCTGCCGTCCTTTTGACAATTTCGGCACAAACAAGCAAAAGCCCCGGTATGCATATCAGCTACCGAGGCTTTTATTTTATTCTTCGCCGCCTTCCAGAAGATCTTCAGGGCGAATAGATAAAACTTTCGCCAGTTTGCATGCGCTTTGGAGTTGAGCCTTATTTATATCTTTAGTTTTTTGCTCGTAAGCTTGGATTGATCGCAGCTTTACGTTTGCTGCTTTGGCTAATTGGGATTGAGATAATCCGGCGGCTAAACGTAATCGCTGTAAGTTTGTCATTTTTGAGCTCCTTTACTTTATTCGGTGGATCGTGGGCAACATATTATCCGCATTGCCTGCATTTACAAAAATCGGCGCTACCCATTTAAGGATCAGCTTACGCGTACCATCTTTTAAACCCTCCTTAAAAATTCCGAGCAGATGTAATGCCCCAAATGTCGAGCCACTTATTTACATACTTTTTGTCGTTCTCGTCGCACTCTTCCCACGGTGTTGCAGGATCATCGATGATCTCCTCAACGTAATCGATTTCATCGGTTGCGTCTGCGTCTTCAAGACTGGAGAGCGTTTCCGGCTGGCCTTCGGTTTCGAGCATCCATTCGCCATAGAGGCTTTCAATGTTGTTGTAGACCTTGTAAGTGTTTTTGCCGTTGGTGATGTAAGTTTTTTTCATTTTTCACACCTCCTTAAAAATTCCGGGCAGATGTAATGCCCCACATAGAGAGCCACAAGGTGATGTAGTTTACATCATCCTCGTCACAATCTTCCCACGGCGTTTCCGGGTCGTTGGCGATCTCTTCAATAAAATCAATTTCATCGGTTACGCCGCTGTCTTCAAGCGCGGTAAGCGTTAAACGACCTTCCTCTGTTTCAAGCAGCCAGTTTTTGTTAAGTCCTTCGATGCCGCTATAAAGCTTGTAAGTGTTTTTGCCGATGGTAATGTAAGTTTTTTTCATTGTTCACACCTCCTTAAAATCCCATTTTTTTCATGTCCCACGTCGGGCGCCAACCGGCATCAACAAGTCCGCGTTTTCCGTTCTCCTTGAGCACTTCCGCGAGGATCATGTCTGCTAACTTTCCGTAGTTGTCGCGGCGATCAATGACTAAGCCTGCTTTAACTTCCGGCATTGCCTGCACAAGCTTTTTGATTTCGGCCTCATAGCGCTTAGCGGCCTCGCTGTAAAACTTAACCTCTTCGCAATATGTGCTTACTTCGCCGTGCGCTTTTATTTCTTCTTTGGCAGTAGTCGCAATATACATCAAAAAATCATACGGGCCGCTTACAATTTTCTTTGCCCATTCGATTTGCCTTTCGCTGCCGATAAAATTAAACATTGTGTTCATCATTTTGATTTCCTCCGTTTGTGTGAATTGATTTTGTTTTTCTTTCCTTTTGACATCTATATTATATCACCGTAGTGGTATAATGTCAAGTACTTTTTCAAAAGTTTTTGAAAAATATTTTGTTTTTATCTTGATTTTTGCAAAATGTATGATATGATAAAGCTATCCGATAGGTTTTATCGGTGTGTCGCGTCGTCCCTACGGGCGGCGGTGTTGGATAGAAATAATTGTTGTTGCTTTATTGCAAAAGTAAAAGGCTTGGAGCATCATGCTGACAAGCCTTTTACTTTTACCATTCAAGGCGATGTCTTCTGAAAATAAAAAAGGCGCAGAGCCCGCTCGGAGATCCCGGCAGCCCTGCGCCTTTTGCTTTGCTTGCAAACTGTTAAAAAAATGCCTATTTGCTATTTTAGCATACAGTTTGCAAATCAATGTGATAATTTAGCGGCTTTTTAACATCTTACTCCATCTGGATTGCATCAATGGCCGAGCCGTAAATGCCCGCGTAGCCGTTTGCGCCGGAATTGTACTTGCTTCCAAAGCGCACCCAGCTAAGCCAGCCGCCGCCCTTGATATGTACGCGGCAGTCTACAAAGCCGACGTGCGTGCGTATCTGTACGCCGTCGATCTGCTCGCCGTAAATGCCCGCGTAGCCGTCTGCACCAGCGCCGCTGTTTTTGATCTCCGGGAGCCAACCGCCGCCCCGGAGATGAACTCGATAATAAATATCGCAGTTTTTGGCATTGATTTTAAGTCCTTCCACCGCCTGTCCAAAGTTGCCCGCGTAGTCCTCGCAGTTTTTTACCTGCGGGAGCCAATGGCGCCCCGCGTATGCGGAATACGTCAGATCGCCCGTGCAGGTGGGCTTCGGCGCACTCGGCTTGGGTGTAGGCTTTGCCGGTGTGCTCGCCGTCATGTAGCTTTTCACCATGTTCAAAAAGCGCTGCCAGCCCTTGTCGAGCGTTCTGTGCGGGCAATACTTACCATCGAAGTCCTGATGCTTCTTCACGTGCGAAATGTCCCATTTGCGCTCGGTGAGCAGCTTTGCGATATACTCTGCGGCGTTCTTCTCGGCTTTATCGAAGCGCGTGCCTCCCGAGAGCGAATAGCAAATCTCGATGTGAATACCATGTGCGTTGCCGTCGCGCTGCCCTGCCGCAAACGCACCTCTGTTCAGCGGGATACCAATGACGATTTCCTTGTCATCGACCGCCGCGTTAAACGACGTAGAGCTGTCGTTGCGAATCATATACGCGACTTCATTCGCGGCAGAAGCATCGTTCGCCGTGTTGTGCACGACGATATATTTCATGTCCTTTGCGCAGGATTCCACCGGGACTTTTAGGTCATATTTGCCCGGGTTAAGTAAGTTTTGTTTGATCGGTACCATTTATTTATCCTCCTTATGTAGTAGTCATGGACGCGATGGCGTCCTCAAGCTTTTTGATCACGATGTTAACATCTCTCTGATAGTCCAGTTTTACCCCCGCGCCGTCGCTCGCTTGCACCACAGTGTCGGGCGCGTAGGCGGTGAGGGCTTTGTAAGCGGCGATTTCAGCAGGGGTGAGCGGAGTTTCGATGGGAGTGGCGAGGCAGTAAAAAATGCTTGCGTCTGGGCGCGCTTCGAGCCATTCTGAAAAGGCGACGACCGAATTAACGCCCGAGCCAGCCTTAAACTGTAGCGTTACGCTTTGAACCCACACATAGCATCTACAGCTCTCTGCCATCTCGATGTCATAAGCAACACCGTCAAAAACAGCATATTGGCACAAGGAATATCCCCGCGTTGTTCCGTCTTGCGATGCAGGAACATTAGAAATAAAAGTGTCGCTTTTGTTTGTCGGTGTGAGCTCGTAGCGCCATGACAAGCCATCCAATTTTAGTCGATTTACCCTCTGCACCGTTACTCCTCTCTCCAAGTCCACCTCGTCGCACACCCACTGCTGGCCCTGCGGGTCAGTGTAGTTTCCGCCAGAGGGGACAGGGATGCCGGGTAAGCCGGTGGGGGTGGGCAGGGTAAGAGTTTGTGTTTTACCGTTTCCATCGCTCAAGGTCACTGCAATCGTCCCGCCGTTACCAGCGCTCACGATAGGCACAGGGGCATCCGGTGACGGCGTCCCGTCCTGCGTGCTCTTACCGTACACGGTCAGACCGCACAACGGCGCTGCGAAAGCATCGTCAGCGGAAATCGGATTGCCTGTCTTGCTGCCCACAAGGATGTTCTGCCGCTCCTTGACTGCGCTGATCGCGTCACCTGTGGCTTTTGCGTCAGCGGCTTCGCCCTCGTGGGTGAGGGTGGTGTCCAGTGCTACGGCAGGGCCGGTGTCACCTTTAGGGCCTTGAGGGCCGACCGGGCCTTGCGGGCCGGTGTCGCCTTTAGGGCCTTGCGGCCCAGTTGCACCCGTTGGGCCTTGTTCGCCCTGCGGGCCTTGCGGGCCGATGGGGCCAGCGTCACCTTTAGGGCCTTGCGGGCCATTAAATTTACCTGCATCAGCGTCATCACGGACGCTTTGAGCAGCTTCTTGAGCTTGTTCGGCTTTGTTAGCCGCTTCATTCGCTGCCGACAAAATCTGCTGTACCACGTCCGGCGTGGGTTCTGCGGGGGCGATTCCCTCCGCGCCCGCGCTTACTGCCACACGATAGATTTGGCTCACGGAGATCTGCCGCACGCCGTCCGTATATCCTGCAAACGTGAGCTCTCCCGTGCCTGCAGCCGCAGTGGCCTCCGCAGGGACAGACACGACATTATCCGATTCAAGGCGTATTTGCACGGATTCTCCGTTTGGCGGGTGGAAAGCGACGATAATATCGTAATCTACCCATTCGCCCTTGCGCATCACGCTCAATGTCTCCACGCCGTAGCTGGCCGCCGTGCCGAGACGAATCGGCTGTTCGGCACACTGCGCAGCGTATCCGTCCAATGTGATCTCGTGCATAATCAATTTATATCACCTCTTTTCGGATTGTCCTTTACCGATCCGGAAAACCGTCTCCGTCCGTGTCGGGCAGCTCCGGCAGGCCGGCAACGCTTGTGAGGAGCGAGAGCACGCCGGCGAGCACCGACGCGCTGGCTACCACGATCCAGTCCACTTCACCGAGCACCGCAGAGGTGCCGATCGTCGCGACAGCGGTCTGCGCGATTGTTTTCACGGCGCGGACGCCCGCGGCCTTGAGCCAATTTTTCCACTTCGTTTTCATGGGTGATCCTTCCTTTCGATGTCCTCCAGGTCTGCAAGGCGGTGGTTTACGACCTTGATTTGCTCTTGTATTACGGGGATTTTTTCGGCAAAATTATTATGTTTTCGCACCTCCCGTGTGAGCTCTTCGATCTTCGCGTCCGTGATCGCCTGCGCGACCCGGAGCTTTTCTTCTGCGCGGCGGTTTCCGGCGACGTTGGTGATGATCACGCCGACAAGCGCGAGCCCGCCGGTGATGATCGCGACAAAAATGTTTTCCATTGCTCGCCTTACCCCCCTTAGCCGATGATTGCAAACACGGGACGAACGCCAAAAGAGCCAGAAGCGACGAATCTGCTCGCATTACCGCTGCCGTCAACAAGTGAGAAGATAGTGGCGGAAGATACATCTCTCAGCCAGTAGTTCTCGCGATTATGCAGCTTAGTGCGGTCAAACACAAAGAGCGGGAACTGACCGTCATCCGAAGCCACGTTGTAACCGTTACCATCATGTGCGCCCCACGCCACAGAACCATAAACCTGCACTTCGTTCATCAGTTCAACCTCAGAGTCAAACCACGCCCAACCCGAAGGGGTGTTGCCATTTACAGCAGTGGTTAGAAGCTCTCTTTTTGTAATAACATGAGCAGAACCAAACGCTGTCTTGATAATGGTCTTAGCTTGTTCGAGATTTGCAGTGTACATCGCGGAACCGACATAACCGCCAGTGGTTGTATCGGTACTGTTCATGGCCGCATTGTAAAGGATCGTATCGGGGACAATTACGACATGATGGGTGATACAAGGGGTATCTCCCGTCTTGTAGTAATAATCAAAAGCGGCAATACGCCAGTTGACGCCATCAATTACCCAGTAATCACCAATATACAGGTCGGTAAAACTACCATCCGCAATGGCCGCCCATTGTGCGGCGGTCACGCTCGTACCAAGATTTTTGCCTCGATAGATCGAGTTATGCGCTCCGGCCCCGCTGGACAGTATGGCAAGCACAGGTGCCGCCGCGTTTTCCGCATTCGTTGCTGCGGTCTGCGCTGCCGTTTTCGCGCTTTCGGCCGCAGCCGCGTCGGCGCTGGCGCTGCCGGCCGCCGTCTCTGCCGTGGTCTTGGCGTCTTCCGCGTCGCTTGCGCTGGTGGCCGCGTTGGTTTCGGACTGTCCCGCATTGGTGGCCGCTGTCTGCGCCTGCCCGGCCGCGGTGGAGGCTGTACTCGCCGAGCTGGCGGCCGCCGTCGCGGAGCCTGCCGCTGCGCTGGCCGAAGATGCCGCCTGTTCTGCCGCTGCCTGCGCGGCAGACACCTGTCCCGGTATCCCCTCTGCCGCCGCGAGTGCATCGGCGATCTGCTTGGTCAGGACGCTGTAATAATCTGACGAGACGATCTCCGCGTCGGAGACGACATTGGGCAAGACGTGCATCACGACCGCAAATGTCGTGATGCTGGTGCCCGCACTATCGTACAGCTTGATCTGTACCGGCACGTTTCCGCGCACCGTAAAGACCTGCGGCACAAGGGCCACGGTCACGACGTTGCCGTTTATCGTCGCAGCCGGCGTGCTTCCGTCGGGCAGCGTGTCGTAAAATCCCGCGGTGCCGTCCGATTTTTTGTAACGGACGGTCACAAGCGTACCGTTTGGCACAGCCCATTGCGCGCCGCCCGCGTAGATGCTAAAAGCGATTTTGCGGCTGTTGCTGTCGTCCTGCACCGCGTGAATGATCTGCGGCGCGCCCGGGTCGAGCAGGTCGACGCGCAGCGCCGCCGTTGTTTCAAGTGGCATTTTTTTCGTCCTCCCCTACTAGTTATTGCTGCAGAGCACGTAGCGACCGAGCTGCGGGTCCCATACCCACGACACGCTAAAATCTGCGTTATCTCCGATTGCGAGCCGGTCAAAGTGCCCGATGCGCTGCCCGTTTACTATGGACAGGATTGAGTTTCCGCTTTCGGTTTTTACTCTGTTGTAGACGACCAGCGTCCCAGTTTTAATCGTCCCGGTATAGCTTCCGTCACTTTTTTCGCCCACGCCCGCGCCGATCGGTCCGAGGTACGAGTAAGAGCCGTCCTCGCCTAGGCCTCCCTCATTTGTCACGGTGCCAGAAAAGACCTGCACAATGCCTCCGGCGCTTTGGGCTGTCGAGTAGATGCGCACGCGTAGGTTGTCGTTTTCCATCAGCCTCAGTACTGCCGCCCACAGGTCCATCTCAAATCCGGCGTTTCGGCTCACCACATGGTCGGCAATCAAGTTGACGATGTTGACGAGATCAGCGTTGAGCGTGCCCGCTGTGATAAAATCGGCGACCATACCGTTTTCCAGCGTGGCTCCGTAGGAAAACGGCCCGTTGTAGCCGTTATTGCTCGCACCCCATCCCTCATGATTAAAGCGCCACACCTTGCGCGCCTTGGTCGGGTCCGGATCATCCGCAATGTACAGCGTGTCCGGCATGCCGTCGTTGTTGGTATCCAGCAAGCGCACCGCGCCGCCGGATGCGCCGAGAATGGTCTCCGTAAGCGCAAGCACTGCCTCTCGCAAGTAAGTTTCGCTCGGTTTCTGCTTGATCTCCTGTTGCTGCCCGACGATAGTGTCCGCGATGTTGGTACGCACGTCTCCGATCTCGACGGAGTTGTACCGCTCAAGCAGCACGTCCGTCTCGATCTTGACGATTTCGGCCTTCGCCTCTACGCCGAGCCGCGGGTATCTAATCGTCACCGTGTCGCAGAGGTCGCATTTTTCGAGCAGCGCAAGATCCTCGTACTCCGGAAACTGCTCGAGCTGGACGAAAGACGCCGTGATGCTCGTTTTTGGTATGCCGATCTTGTTGTCTTCGACATACTTTCCCGCGCGCGCCTGCAGCTGCTCCGGTGTCGGCTGTCCCTCAAAATCGTTGGAAAAATCCACCGGCACGACGCGCGTAAAGTCGTACGTGCCCGGCGCGTTGACAATCTTTGGGTCGCAGGTCACGAGTGCCCCTTCCGCGTTTGTCCAATACGGATAGATGCCGGTCGCCACGTTGGAGATGTTGCGGTCCTGCTCGATGTCCGTCAGGTTTTTACCGTAGCTAATCACGACGCCGTTGTCGTATCCGCGATGGCCGTACAAGCGGACGGCAAAGCCGTCCCACTCGTACTCACCGCCGTACACGTCTAGGATCGAGCCGGATGAACCGCCGAGAACCGAGCGCGTCGACGACGGTGTCGAGACACTAAAAGATGCGACGGTAGACTTGTCCGTCCAAAAAGTGAAGGGACTATCCACCGCCGCGTTGAGGCTGAGCTTTGAAAGCGCATCCGGCGCGTTGATCGCTGTAAAAGGATTAAGCGGAACGCCGGAGAGGTCGTAGGTGATATGCTGCGCGTACACCATGATAATGCCGTCCATCGGCCGCGTGATCCGGTAGATGCGGAAAGGCTGCGGTGCCCGGTATGGGCTCGGGATCGCATAGATGATGCAGCGGTCCGTGATCTCGTCAAAATGCACGCCGGTATCCGGGTATTGCATCGTCAGCTCGAAAGCGCCGTTGCGCTCCTCGGTGACCGTGCAGCTGATCGCATCCGTCAGTACGCCGAGCCCCTGCGTGTTAAACTCCGTCGCGGTGGACGGAAAAAGGATCGGTTTCATATTGCCCTCCATCTCGGCGTGATCTCTACCGCAGTGACGCCGCCGCTCCAAGTAATCCGCGTTTCTCCGGCGGGCAAGGTCGGAAACTCTCCACCGGCGATGCGGATCGTGCCGTTTTTGTTTTCAAGTCCGCTGTAGGCATTTTGGGTTTCGGCGTCCAGCGTCAGGCTGCCGTCCATGCTGTCGATCGTCACGGTGACGCCGCCGACCGTCAGCACGCCGCTTCCGCTGCCCGTGATCTGGATCAGCGGAAGCGATTCGTCCCAGTTGTTCAGCAGGACATGGCCGTTCTCAAGCGCCTGCACCCACGTGCCCGCCTTGATGTACCGGTGCGGTTTGCAATTAAAATTTAGCGTCGTCTCGCCCGACCGGTTTAAAAACCGCGTGTCAAAATCCAGAGGCCCGGTAAAAACCGCCATACGGTATTCGTCCGGGTGATAGTCGTCCTCCAGCTTTTGGTATGTCATCGGAGAGCCGAGAAGCCACGCGCGTGCCGCGTCCGTGTTCCGCAGGAAGTCTTTGTGGATAAAAGCGGGATATGAAACCGTTATGTTTTTATACCGCTTGTTATCTCGGATCAGATCGCCAGACCGTCCGGGGATGGACACAAGCTCATAGTCCCTTTCGGAGCCGTTGAAGGTGTTTTCGCCGCTTACATAGATGCCGTACTCGCGGCAGCAATGCCTGGCAAACCAAAACTTATGCACCGAAAACCGCCGCCTTTCTTTCTGTCGCGTTTTGCATCTCATCCATAATGATGTCCGCCAGCGCCCGCACGTCCTGCCCCGGCGCGCCGTATATCGTGATATTGACGCCGCCGAGGTCGGTCTGGTTGGTTGTGTTGCTGGTGAGCGGCTGCACCATGGCGCGGTTGCCCATCATTGTGAGCAGTTCCGGCCCGGCCTCGCCGACGATCGCCGAGCCTTGTGAGAGGATGCCGCCCTTTGCCAGATACGGTATATTTGGGATATACGGGATGCTGAGGCCGAAATGCCCGCCGCCGAGCCATTTTGGCATGGTAAAGCTGATCGAGTTTAACCCTCCGATCAAGCTGTTAATCGCACCGACCGCGCCGTTCAAAAGCCCGATGATGCCGTTTAGCGGCGCTTTTACCATGTTGATTAGGCTATTAAACAGGCCACCGAAGATGTTGACGACGCCCTGCCATGCCTGCTCCCAGTTGCCCGTGAAGACGCCTTTCACAAAGTCGATCACACCCTGAAAGATCTGCTTGATCGCGTTCCACGTGTTTTCAACATTTCTCATAAAAGCGTTGATAATGTCTCCCAGTCCCGGGCCGAAGATTTCCGTCCAGTCCGTTTTAAAGACGCCTTGCAGCCAACTATCCAGCCCCAAAAGGATGCCTTCGATCAGGTCGCACGCGCCTGTGATTATCCCGGTGATGTAGCTCCACACGCCCGAGACGATCTGCTGCACACCGCTCCACGCCTGTTCCCAGTTGCCGGTGAAAATGCCTTGAATAAAATCAATTACACCGTTGAGAACCTGATAAACGCCGTCCCAGATGCCTTTCAGCAGCGAAAAGAATCCATTCAGCACATTGCCTAAGACGGGGCCGAAGATCTCGGTCCAGTCCGTAGCAAAAACGCCCTGCAGCCACTCGTTAAAGCCTGCCAACCACGCCTTGATCTCTTCTCCCTTTGTGACGATCAGCACCAGCACCGCAATCAGGGCAACGATCCCCGCGATAGCGAGAACGACGGGATTCGCTGCAAGGAATGACAGCGCACTGGAAATTGCTGAAATACCACTAATCACGCTTTGCACAAACTCGACGATTTTTAGCGCAGTCAGCGCGAGACCGATCGCGCCGATTACACCGATTACGATTTCTTTATTTTCAATTAAAAAGGATACGACGTTTGATACCGCATCAAAAAAGCTCTGGACGTATCCGACGATGGTATCCATGTCGATGCCTGCCGTTGCATCCAAAATCGCCTGCATAATGCCGTTTATGCCCTCCTGCACAGCTGTAAGTACAGGCTGCACACGCTCCGAAAGCTTGGCTGCCTTTTTTGTAAATTCAAGCTGCGCGTTGTTGGCGTCTACGATATCCTTGTTGTTGCTGTACCATGCATCGCCGACATCACTGAGGCCCTGATCGGCCATAGCCTGCAAGACGAGGTTTGTCCGGTCGGCCTGCGTTTCGGCGTCCTGCAAAGCGAGATTAAAAAAATCTTCGGCGCTGGAAGCTTCTTGCACCGCCTTGTTCCACTCCTCGTTTTCTTCGGTGTTTTCTTTGAGCATTACGCCGAAGGTCTCGCCCTCTTTGCTGCCCCAGTTCAGGACGTCCGCAAAGGTGCCCGTCACCTGCCCGGCGCGGATTGTTTCGTTGATTGATTCCGCAAGACCGTCGATCGGGATGCTGTCCCCGTATTTCGCCCAAGCGCCGACGGCACTCGAAATCAGACTGTTTATATCCTTTTGCGACGCACCAATCGCCTGCAGGTTCGCCGTTGTTGTGGCAGCGGACTGATCGTCCCCAAGCGCCCCATAAAGCTGAGAAAAAGCCTCGCTTGTCTCCTCCGCGGAGTATCCCGCCGCCTCGCTGGAAGTTTCCAGCGTGCCCATGATCTTGCGGTACTCTTTGGTTTCCTCGTTCAGATCCTTAATCCCGGATACGATTTCCTTGATTCCCTCGACAAGTACATCGGCTTTGAGATGATCCGCGAAGCTGGACGCACTGTCTCCCGCTTCTTCGAGCGCGTCGTCTGCGTCCTTGGCCGCATCTTCTACGTCCTCGATCGGCTTCTCGTCGATCTTTTTGACCTTTGATGCTGTCTCGGACGCCGCGTCGCCAAGTTGTTTTAAAGCGGATTCGCCCTTTGATTGCGCGATTTCATCCTGCAAGCTGGACGCCGCCTTTTCGGCTTTCCGCAAATCCGCTTCCGTCGCGACGATTTCGCGCTGCAGTGCATCGTACTGCGCCTGCGAGACTTTCCCCTGCGCAAACTGCTGCTGCACCTGCTTTTCGGCGTTTTTTAGCGAATCCAGCTTTTGCTTTGTCTGTTCCACGCTGTCCGCCAGAAGCCGCTGCTTCTGCTCGAGCAATGTGACATTGCCCGGGTCCAGCTTCAGCAGCCGCTCCACATCGCGCAGCTGCTTTTGCGTCGTGCTGATCTCTTTGTTTACGCCCGAAAGCGCTTTAGACAGTGCGGTCGTATCGCCGCCAATTTCAATCGTTATGCCTTTGATTCGGTCCGCCATCTACTCACCCCTTCGGAAAAAAGCGGTTAATATCCGCTTGCGTTGCTTTATACGGATATTTCTCTTGATCGTTCGCCTGCTCGATCAGCATATCGTATACCATGCCCACCGTCATATCGTCGAGGTCCTCACGACTGAGCCCCAACTCCGCGCAGCGGAGCATAAAGGTCGCGCCGGTTGCTTCGCGCACAGTTTGTCTTATTTTTTTTTAGACTTCGCTGTCGTCCGCGCGTTGATCGCCCAAAGCTCGAGGATTGCCGGAAGCACCTCGTAGATCGAAAACGTCTCGAATCCGTCGAGCCACCCCTCCGGCGTGTCCGGGATGTTGGCGTCATACTGCCGCGCCATGATGTAGGCGGCGTTTTCAAAAATTTCGAGGTCAGTCACATCAAGCTGTGATTCGTGCACCAGCGCTTCATAGGCTTCGCGCTCTTCGGCGGGTGCATCTTCTGCCGGTTTTTTGGCATGGATGCCCTGTAGCGCTTTGGTGTACGCCTTTTGAAGCTTGTTTAGGTCCTGGATCATGTCCCGGCCGATTTTATGTCGGTAAAGGCGCGGGGTCAGGGCCGAGGCCCTAAACCCCACCTCCTTTCCGTCGATCTGAATTCTTTTTTCCATGTGCTTTACCTTTCTCAACCTGCGGTAGGCGTATAGACCTTCGTAAACCACGCCGTGCGAACGCTCTCCGGCGTCTCACTGGTTGTACGCGCAAAGACGTTGCCGTTTTCGAGCGAAGTCGCGGAAATTGTGCTGGTCTGCGTCTGCGGCTCCTTGGTGTCCGTACTCGTCGCGCCGACAATGCCCGGGCGCGTGCCCGTGCAGTTGTACATGCAGTACAAATCGTTGTCGGCGTCGCCGTCGATTTGGAAAAGGAGCGCGAAGCTCTTCGGCTCAACACCTACATTTTCGATGATCGTTTTGTCGGTGGCGTTGAGCACGTATCCCCAGACATCCTGCAACATCTTGTCGATAAATCGCGCCATTTCGAGGTCGCCCTCGTATCCGTTGTTTGAACTGGATTTGTAGTACACAACGCCGTCCGCGTAAAACGGCGTGATCTCGCCGCTCGCCTCGAGCGACAGATTCACGGCGCCCGGCACAGGGATCGGATTTTCCCACGTCGGCGTTTCGCCGTCTGCGGTCATCACCGCGTAGTGCACGTTTTTGATGTTAAACTGCACCTTGTTTTCGTTTGTCGCCATTGTTACACCTCAACTTCGTACAAAATTTGATAACATTTCTCCGTATCGATATAAGTTTCCGATTTGTCCCAAAAGAGTGAGGACAGGGCGCTTTCCACCCTGCCCTCCGCTTCGGGATTTTTATCTCTTGTGTAAAGCTCGATCTGCACATGATCGATCGGCTGGTATACGACGCCGTCCGCCGAAAAGTTGTTGCTGTAGGCGGCGAGATAGCAGATGTACGGCAACTCAGGCGCTCCGTTAATCGGCCATGCCCTGTATACCACGGGCAAACCTGTGCTTTTCAAAAGCTGATATAGATTCTCCAGCGTCATTTTTTAATCACCACCTTCACGGCACCCACGAGCTTATCTGCAGCAGCCTGCTCGGCCGGGCGGATATGCGGCTTGCCGTCCACGCGGCCACCGTTTACCTTCGCATGCCCGTTTTCGAGCAGATGCGTGAGCTGCGGCTTTGTGCGGTTGGATATGCGCACCCGGATGTCCTCTGGGCTCTCAAATTCCACCTTGAACGTCCAGCCGCGCGCATACTTGCCGCCCCGCATGGACCGCGGGGATGTAGTTTTTAACGTGCGGACCGTTTCTTTTGCCACGTCATTCACCGCTTTTTTTATACCTTCGGCGACCTCGTCGCTGTAAGCCTTGAGCTCTTTCACGATCTCGACCTCAAGCTCATTTAACGGGATTTTCCGCGCCACGCGCCACACCCGCCTTTCGCTCGAGATACAGCTCGATGCTGTCGTTGTCCGGGTCTAAGTAGGTGCGGTACACGGCATACCGACGCGCATTTTTGCCAGAGCCGATCTGTACGATCTGCTCGCCGCTGTAATTCACGATCGGCGTCACGGCGACGAGTTGCGGCTGCAGGCCGTTCTGTCCGGCGTCTGCCCACTCTGCCCTCGTGACCGACTGCAGGTGCGCCCATACCGACGTTGCTGTCTCCGTCACCGTGACGTTTCCAATCGCGTCTTTTTTATAGCTTTCAGCGATCAGCAAAATGAGATCATCCATCTGCCTCCCCCTTCTGGCTGAAAAGCCGGTTGTTCAGTGCCCACCGCAGCATGCGCGGCATCTGCACATTTTCCTCGCGTCGGCGGCGGTACAGGTAAGCGGCATACATTTCGACGAGCATCGCATCCTGCACCGTATCCGTCAGCGTGATGCCCTCCTGCGCGATGTAGGCTCTGGCCGATGCGATGAGTACAAGCAGATACAGGTCGAGCGCAGAGCTCGATACCTGCAGGTCAACCTTCAAAATCTCCAAAATGTCTTCATCCGTCAACGTCAACGCCGCTTACCTCCTTGTTTTTTTACTTTGTTACCGAGACCGTATAGACGCGCACTGCGTTGCCCTGCGTAACCGTGACAGTCAGCGGATGCGCTGCGCCGTCCGTCAGCCATGTCACTTCGCCGCCATTGCGCACGTTCTGGCCGTTGTAGCTGATTGCCACCTTCGCGCCCGGCTGGCTGCTGGTTGCCTCGATCTTTGCGCTCGTCCCGGTGGGTGCGAGCGTATAGCTGTATGTACCCGTTGCAAATACGGGCGACAACGTCTCTGTGCCGACTGCCAGCGCGGTAAGCCGCGCGTCGTTTGCGGTATCTGCGGCAAAGTCCATCACGGTCGTGACCGCCGCGTTGTTGATGTTGATCGCAACAAATGCGCCCGGGATGACCGGCATACCGTCCGCGCGCTCCTTGCCCTTGAAAACGGTGTTATCCTGGATAAACTGTACCTCACGGCTGGATTCGATCGTCATACCGGCGCGCAGTGCGAGCAGGTACAGATCGCCGTAGCCGCCGATGATGTCGCCGTCCGGGATAAACTCGAGCACATCGATGTCGCCATCGATGACCGGCATCGTGCCCGGGAACTGTGCGACAAGACCGCCCTCGTAATTAAACGCAATCAGCTTTGCGCGAAGCTTGGCGTAAGTTTTGCTGTTCATTGCCCAGAACTGGCGGCCACGGCTGTAGCGCGTGAAGGTGTTGCCAGCTGCGACAGCCAACGCGGACCAGAAAGTGATCGGTTCGGCCGTGCTGTCCACCTTGAGGATGTTGCTGGTGTGGAGATCGACCCACTCCGGCGCATTTGCCGGATAATCGGAGGGCTTAGAGGTCTGCGCGAGGCGGGTCACGATGCCGAGCGGCATCTTGCTCGCCGCGCCCTTGCCGTACAGGATCGCCTTATCCAGCGCGAGGCCGATGCTCTCGGAGAGCATCTCCACGATCCAGCTCGCAAGGTTGATGTCATTGTCCTCGAGGATCGAGTTGCACACCGGCACATAGCCGGAGACCTTGAAGCCGTCAAGCGTGACCTGATTAAAGACAAAGGTCAACTCGTTGATCGCGCCGCACATCTCTGTCCACACCGCTTCCGGCACCGTACCGGCAATGGTCTGGCGCGCCTCGCCGTTGACGTTGCGGATACGTACGCGGTTAAGCAATTTTGAATACCTGTACATATTCTCTGCGATCATGTCGAGGAAAACGACCGGGATCGTGAGCTCTGCGCCGGATACGCCGCGCTGCTGGCCCTTCATGCTGCGCAGCTGCACAAAAAATTCGCGTACGTCCTCGCGGGCGACGATTTCGCTGCGCTGCTCCATCGGCAGTGCGTCAAACGCACGTCGGCTCATGGGCAGCGCGCGGATGTTGATATTGGTTTCCATTTTTCTTTCCGTCCTTTCTTTTGTGAGATGGTTTTCTTTGCTTTTGGTTGGAGCAGCTGCCTCGGCCTCGGAAAGCTCCGCTTCAAGGCCCTCAATCTCGCCTGCCAACGCAGCCTTTTTTGCTTCGTGTGCAGTCTTGTCCGCGTCGAAGGTCTCTACCTCTTCGGTGACGGCCTGCTCCTGCTCCGACGTTTCTGCTTCGTTGATCGCCGCTTCCAGTTCAGCTTCACGCGTGGAAAACTCCGCGTCCTTCTGGCGGAGCGCTTCCAGCTCGGCCTGCTTCTTTTCGATGCTGCGGCGCAGCATGATTGTCTTAAGTGCCATTGTCTTCTCCTTTCAGGCGGCTTTTCATCCTTGCCTGCCATTCCTCTTTTCTTCGTTTTTCTGCCTTCTCAAAATCTTTCCGGCGCGCCTCTACCGAGGTATCCTCGTAAGCCGGAAACGTTACGACGGAAACCTCGTATAGCTTCACAGCCTTGATCCGCCACACCGTCGGCACACCGTCCTTGTATTCGACATCCTGATCGAGGATGTCAAATCCGAAAGAGCACTGATTCACGTCGCCGCGCTTCACACGCTCGTAAAGGTTCATAGCATCCTGATCCTGTTGATTGATCGTGACGCTGCCCCAAAGTCCCCGCTCATCTATGCGCAGCGAAAGCGTACCCGCCGTTGTACGGCCGAGCACAAGCGTCGTGTCGTGGTTAACGAGCGCCCGGACATCTCCATTTGTTTGCCCATCGAATGCTCCGGGCTCGATCGTCTCATATGCGCCATCCCAGAGCTCGTATCGGCTCCCGAATACAGCGAAATACCCCTCAATATAGAGATTTCCGCCCTCGGCACGGGTACAGAAACCGTCGCTCCGCGCCACAGCCGTGCGTTTATACATCATGTGTTGTCACCTCCGTTCAATTTGTTTTGTTCTCCGATCATCCCGCGCGGGATGTAGTTCTCAAGTATCACAAGGTCGTCGAGTCCGGAAAGCGGAGAAAGTCCGATCCAGTCGCGCACCTCGTTCCCGGTCATAATCCCGCGTACATATTGATCATTCGCCACCGCTGCAAGGTCGCGCAGGTCATAGTTGTAGAGGCTCCGCGCATTAAACCGAAAAAACCAATCTGGATTGTACAGGAGTTTTTTGGTCATTTCCTGCTCGATGTTCTTCGCGACCGGCATGATCGTGGAGCTAATAAAGTTGTTCCAAGCGTCGCGGTGAAAATCCCCGATGCCCAAAACAAAAGGCGGCACGCCGAGAATGGCAGCCACCGTCCGCTTATCGAGCTGCACGAAATCCGCAAGCGCAAGGTCGGAGAGCGTGAGCGGCCGAACCTGCTCCACGCTGAACTGCTCGGATGGGATCATCCATGGCTCGCCCGCCTGCGCTGTGTCGATATACTCGCGCAGGAGCTTGCTGCGCCCTTCCGCGCTCGCAAATTCATCTGTGAGCGCATCCACCTTGACAATGATGCTCGGTTTCCAGTTGCTGGACATAAAACTTTTTTCCGTGGCGGCCGCCTGCTTGAGATTGTTCGCGACGTCTGCCAGCGCGACGCGGTAGCCCTCGCCTTTCCACGGATAATAGCTTCCGGGATTTAGCACAAAGTGCAGCACGTCGTCCGGGTCGTATTCCTGCCCGGCGATCACCACACGATAATCCCACACACCCTCCGGGACAAACGCCGTAAAAGCTGGCGGCACCGGCTTGAGGTCGCGCAGAATGCCGCGCCGCGTTTCCGGCCACACCACCGCGTTTCCGTTTCCCTCGAGCATCAGCGTCTTGACGATCCAGTGGATAAACGCCGCGCGAGTCATATTGTTGTTCGGGCTGATGTCCACCTTGCGGCTCAGCTCGTTTTTGACCCGGATGTCACCGGTCTCCGTGTTTTCCATCAGATGGATGGTCATACTCGCGATCAGCCGCGCGATCGTGTCCACTGCCGTGCAGATCTCGGGATTTTGCGCAAGGCTCACGTAGCCCCGGCATTCGATAGATTCCCACAGGTCTGCGCCCGCAAAGGCGATGCTCCTGCGCACCGGCTCGGCGCGCGGCGCTGGCCTGCTTCTTTTTTTCTTGCTCAAGCTTCACCCCACCATTTCTTCGCCGCCCTGTTTTTTTCAAGGCTTTCGAGGTATCGGATGCAGGCAAACACCGACGCATCAAAAAGATCGATGCGGTGTTCCGGCTGCACCTTATCGTATTGGATCATGTCATCCGTCTTTTCGACGGCGGACACGTTTTCCACGCAGTACTCGTAGGCTTCCGAGTGCAAATAAAAAAGAGTGCCGTTTTTTGCGCTCTGCTCGATATGCCGGAAGCCCTCCGACTTTTTGTAAAAATACTGTGGCTGATCGACGATTTGGAAACCCGCCGATTTCATGCCGATGAAATACTCGCGGCAGAACTTTCGGTCGTGTCCGACCTGCCGGATTTTGAACCCCCGTTTTCGCATATCCACGAACCAGTTGACCACGTCCGCATGGTTAACGGTTGGGCTGTTGCACATCGTAAGCCAGCCGTCGTCCTGCCAACCAAAAAGCGGGATGTTGTCCTGCTCCGCCTTGATATGCGCGGCGACAATCGGAAAAAACGCATGCGTGATTACGATGTCCACGCCCTTGTAATGTCCAAAAAGTGCCGCAGCCGTCAAGTCGTGGAGCTTTGACAAGTCCGCGCCGCCGTACCAGTCGATCGGCAGCCTTGCCAACTCCTCGAGCGTCCAACTGTACTTGGCGTCGCTCCGCCGGAACTCCTCGATGTCAAAATACGCCTTAACCGCGTTCGTGTAGACGTTCAGACTTTTCGCAAAAAAATCCTTACGCTGCTGCGGGTCGTTCTGCGCCTGCAGGCTGTCGTTCAAAATTTCATCCGGGCGAATGCTCACGCCGTAGGCCGGGTTTGCCATTTCATGCACGATCGGGTTTGTGTAGTCGATATTCCCGTTTTCGTCCGGGTTTGCGCAGCACATAAAGATAAAGTATTGCTCGTCCTTAACCGTGCCGTCCAGCACCTTTCGGCAATATTTTAGCCGCTGCCCGAGGAATGCCTGCTCATTGTCGCCCGCGGTCGAGATGCCGATCAGCAGCTTATTGGTGTAGGCTTTCATGGCCTCTTTAAAAAGGTTGTACTGCTTCGGCGTTTTGAAAGCATGAATTTCGTCGCAAATCGCAATGTTGCAGTTAAGGGAGTCCTGCGCGTCCGGGTTTGCTGCCAGTGCGCGAATAAAAAAAGAGCCGTCCGGAAGCGTGGCCTCCATGGAGTGCTCATTGTTGTTGTCGATGATCTTGACAGACCCGCCGCTTTTTGCGTCCTCACCCATCCGGCGGACGTTGTAGTCCAAAAAATTAAAGCTCTCCAGCGACTGCATCAGTGCCGCCGACGCGATGTAGGTCTTTGACCCGCTGCGCCGGTAAAGGAGCGAGAGCGCCCAGGAAAGCGCCGCGGCAAAGCTTGTCTTAATGTTTTTTCTGGGGATAAAGATCAGCGCTTCGTGAAATCGGACGACGTCCGTCCCGCGCAGTTTGAAGCCCACAAGATTGTAAATGATGAATTTGTGGAACGGCTCAAGCTTGAACGGCGTACCACGCAGCGGCGTGCCGTCCAGCTTCTCCCCCTGCTGGTGGCAGATCGTTTTTTCGATGATCTGGATGCAAAACTCAGGTGCTTTGCTATCCATCCAGTACTCGGGATTGTCGAGGTCCGAAAAGAACCGATTCACAGCTTGGCGCAACTCCATGCACGCCGCTTTTCGACCAGCCCGAATGCTTTCGGCGTACTCGAGGACTTCCGGCCAGTTTTTCCCTTTAACCGGATTCAATGCTGGCAAGCGCCGCAGCCAGTCCGCCAGGCTTTTCCAAACGCGGCGCGTCTCCCGTCATTTTTTTATAGCTCGAGGGTGTCATTCCAAGCTCGCGCCAGTACGCCAAAGCACTCTTGTTCAGATCATCCCAAAGGACAAGCAACGGATTTTTCGTCATGTTTGTCGAGCCGCCCTTATTCGTGTACTCGATGACCGACTTTCCGCCGGAAGCTCGGAACTCCCTGAAAGTCTTGTCCCGCTGCTCGAGGATTCCCGCCAAAGTCTCCACCGCGGAATCATACGCGTCCTTCTGCACCCCTAGTGCAGACATCTGCTCCGAAATCAGTTTTTTCCATTTGTTTTTGGTCACATACTGCACCCCTTTTCCTAAAATTTGTCCCAGAGTTGGAT